AGAAACCACGAAACGACCTGAGCCGGTCTTGCTATGTACCTTACGGAATTTTGCTAAACTCATTTTATATTCTCCTTATTTTTCAGAGTTTACGTCTGCCCATTAGTGCATCAACTAAAACTTGCTCAAAAGAATCCTCAGGATCAGATGAATCTTGCTCTTCGACATTCACTGTAGTAACATTAGTTTCTTCTGTTACCTGAGCTGTGTCGACATCAAACTCAATTTGATCAACAGTTTTCTTTACTCTAGCTACTGGCATAGAAGCCATATCTCTAAGGCTATCTGCAAGTGAAGAAGCTGTTCTTGAGGCGTGCTCAGAAATCATCGCTTCTCTTTGCTCACCCTCAGCCAGACCAAGTGCAATCTTAGTATCAACGACTCTTTCAACAAGAGTCATATGCAATGCAGCTTTGAGCTTTGAGTTCTCGGCCTTAAGGCTCTGAACCTCTTCTTCAAGAAGGGCAACCTTGCCTGCATGATCTTCATCGGACTGCTCATCGCCACTTTCCTCTGCGGTGAGACTTTCCTCTTCAGTCACTTCCTGAACCTCATCAGTGTCTTCTACTGATGACTCTTCTGGCTTTTCAGCATTTTCGGAATCTACAGACTCTTCCTGTACATCCGCCTTTTCTGAATCGTCAGCAGAGATTTCTTCGGAGGCTTCTTCAACAACAGCCTCTTCTGACTCTGTGTCTTCAGACTCTTCTGTTTCTGCGTCCTCAGACTCTTCGGCCTCTTCAGAAGACTCAACAACCTCATCTTGATCATTGACCTCTACCTGATCACCCTCAGTTGCTTCGACTTCTTCATCCTGATCTTCTGATACTTGTGAAGAAGCTATATTAGACAAATCTTCACTAAGGCCGGTAGCCACAGCTAAGATGTCGTCATCTTTGGTAATATCATTCATTGTTGAAATCTCCTCAGACTTTTCTACTTCAAGATCTTCATTAGATAGTAATGTTTCACTATTTGTAACATCACTTTCACTCTCATGGATAGCCATAGCCGATAAAAATGCGCCTTTAGTACGAAGATACTTTGTCTTACTATCTTTTTTCTTCATATTTTTGAATATAGACTCATTTTCTTCTACGGCAACTATGTCTTCGTTATCCATGTGTAGCACAAAAGCCGAGCTCTTTGCTACCCAAGAATCTGAGGCGGCGACTGTTGCATCTCCATCTGAGACCTTAGTCGTTCTAACTCCAGATTTTTGATCTGCTGGTTGATTAACGAAAGAATACTCCTTAAAGGAAATATCCTGCATATCAATGTAAGCTAACTTACCCTTATACACCTTACCTCTACGATACTTGGGCATTTTGGGTCTTCCTGAATCCGTTTCCTGAGCAAGATCCTCACCACTGATACTGCATACAGCCTTAGAAGCTCTACCTCCTACTGATCCGGTTAGATATCTCTTATCCATAACCTTTTGCGCAGCAACTGGATCAGTTATCGCAACCTGCAGCCTGACATAAGCTGATCCATCAGATTCCTTATCCATCTTCGCAGCAATAACTCTGCCTATTGGCTCATTGTTTAGATCGTGATTAAGGATTATTGGCTTTGGATAAGGCTCAACCCAGGACTCCAAAGCTTTTTCTAGCTCTTGTGCCGAGTAGTTGTTGTAATTAGCCGTTAATCCTTCATGAATAGCTGCCACCTCTATTATGAGGCCCTGTTTTGAATTAAAGCTTTCTGAGAAATCTGCTTCTAAAGCAGAAAAATCTGGCAGCTCAACAGTAAAGTTCTCTACGAAATCGAATGACATTTAATATTTTCCTTTATTCAGCTAAGTCAGTTAATATAGTAAATTTGTTTTTCTAACATTGAACAAATTTATATAAATTTATACTAATTGATATACATCTTTCCTAGTATCACCATTTTTAATGTAGTCCTGATACATTAGGGGAGACATAATGTGTGGAGCATATATGTAGGAGGCGCAATAAAACTGATATCCTTTATCTCTTGCGTTTTTTGACCACCCAAGATCTTCACCTTGAACATGTATGCAATAATCAACATTATTATAAACATCTTTTGACATCATCTTTGCTGCCATTATTACATCAGCTTTAAAGTAGCTGCCCAAAGGATAGTCACTTTTTCTTGTGGCTTTTTCTGAATCATCTTCCCTCCAAGTCATAACGCTTGGGAAGTTTGTCCCGACAGGAGTCATAAACATTAAAGGATTTACTGCGTCAGCGCCATCTTTTATATGACCTAATAAAAGTTCTAAGGTATTTTTATTTTCTAATAAAATATCTGAATCTAAACTAAAATAAAAATCTGGCTCTAAGTTTCTAGCTGTCTTAAGTAAAGAATTTCTTAGCTCCACCATATTTGCATACTTACTCAAAGTCCACTGTCTTCCATTGTCTTTATGTTCAAAATGTGGAAGATCTTTTCTAACTTTAGTTTCATAATGTGAGAATGGTATTTTATTTTTAAAGAAATCAATTTTAGCTAAGGTGGCATCGTCGTTTTCAGATACCTCAAACACTATACCAATATCTTTTACATTCACCGATTGACGAGCTATACTTAATATCCAATGATCAAATATCCAATCTCTTTTGTAGATTGGACAACCAATTAATATCTTCATTTCACTCTTTACTATTTTCGTCTTCCTTAATATCCTTACTATTTGTGGCCACTTTGACTGGTTGCTTTTTATCTACAGGCGGCTTAGGGGCTTGAATAACCTCTTCCTTTTCTTTCTCTGGTAAAGTTGACTTAGTCTCATCAGAAGATGCTAGCGCTTCAATGATTGGCACCAACATTTCCATCGCTAATCTAGCCTGACCATTACCAACTGCAGTAGCAAACGCCTTGACAGCATCGTCTGTTCTTGCATAACTTTTTAAGGACTCATTCTCTAAAATAATTTTCATTATATTACTCACTTTCACTTTCCGAAGAGAATATTACAGTATACTCCTCTTCTAATAAATTTTCAACTAATGACAGAAGTCTTGTGTCAGATCTCTTAATATCTGGTGATGTTTTTCTTCCCTGTTGATTTGCTGGTCGAACAGCATTTCCTGGACCTCTTCTATTGTTTGGTAAGTTTGAAGATCCTCCACTGGAAGAAGTTTGCTTTTCTGAATCTTTTTGCACATCTTTTCCAGATTGTACATCTAGCTGCATTTGAGTCTGAAGGCTTGCCTGCATCGCAGTAAATAGTTCATCCTTGTCATATTCGGGATCAATACCAAGTTCTTTTCTTGCCTCAGGTAAAGTTATCATCGAGTTAACAAACTTTTGAATAACATGAGTCTCCTTTTTAACCTGAGTATCCACATCTATTTCATTGAACTTAAAGTAGCATCGATCAGAAACAGAATCGCTATAAGGATTAACCACTGGATCAAAACCACCCTCTAAAAGAAGTTCGTTAAATATGGTCACCCTAACTAACTCTGAAAACATCTTTTGCATTTGCTTAACTTTGTCATATAAAGCTGTATCCAAACGCTCTGTTACCGATCTATTGCCACCATTCATTGACATACCTAAATGATGAGGAGCAACACCTAACCCAACTGCAACTCTTTCTTTAAAATGGTCCAAATATCCCCCAGCATCTAATGCCGCGCCATTTGCACCAACAACATCTATATCATGCCTATGAGGGATTATGAGACCACCTTCGGTTCTCATATTCTCTATTTCAGCAGCGGCTTGAGATATCTCATCTGGCTCTGCGGGCTGTTCTGGTGTACCTATCCTATATTTATAGAGGGGGAACAATTCCCTGTGTACCAAATTCTGTATATCCTCCTCCATTTGCCTTAAAGCAACTACATCATCTAAGACATTTGATAGAAAAGGTGTACCAAACGCACGTCCAGTTTTTCTTTCAAAGTGCATGTGTATTACTCTGTCAGCAGCCCAAACTGGATCCTTATCATTTGGTGAATACGTTAATGGATCTGTAGCCTGCTGATATGCCTGGGGTCTATTATGCTTGTTCCTTAAGATTCTAACTTGTTCTGTTGGAATAAGATAATACCCAACTAAAGTTTGATTAGCATTGACTGGTGCTATATTTCCAGGAAAATATTCATTTATATCTCCTCTTGCCTTCACTATGAAGGCATTAGAGAATTTAAATAATTGATCAGATACTTCTATCAAGAAATCTAGAAATGGCCTTTTCATGGCTATTTCCATGTAATCTATTCTTTGATACAAATACTCTACTGCCTCTGAATTTTCACCAACTATCTCCCACCCTTCCTTCCAGAAGAGCTCTCTATACTTAGCTATAGCTTGCTTTACATAAGAATCTGTATCTACAGCCTGTATAATCCTATCAAAATTATAGGGCGACGGCTCAAAATTACTACGTTTATTATAGAGTAAAGTTGTACCTTGATACCCAAGAGCTAGTGCAGAGACTTTCATAACCCTATTTAAGGATTTTAAATCGTCTGAATCTAAAGACTTAGCTACAAAATTGTTGGAGAAATTGTCTACCCTTCGAAAGGGTAGGTAGTCTGTTATGGCCATTTCACACTCCTGATAGAACTAATATAAATAGTAGCCAAACCCAATGTTTTTTATAACTTATCAGACTGACTCTACTCTATCAAAAGCGTTCTTAAGAATTATGCTTTTAACTGCTTCAAGCCAAAAAATTGTTTCTGACTCTTGAAAATCGCTTTTATAACTTAAATTTTGATTTGAAATATTAATTGTTATTGAAAATTCTTTTTCAGCGGAATCTTCAACAGCTTCAATTTCTTCATTAATTTCAGACTCTATTACTTCAGTTGCTTTAGCCATTTTTACCTCA